ACACGTTTCCATTGCTGTCAACGCCTCCGCCTCCGCCTCCGCCCCCTGGTCCTGAGTTTGGCTGAGCAGGGTATACTACAGAAATCTCCAATAACCAATAATCTGGCGGCTTGGTTGAACCGGCGGCCCCCATAATTAACATTCTAGTTATTAGATCCATTTACGTTTCCTCAGCAGAAAATTAGACTAGAAGCTTGAAGGATCACACCATATTCTGCAATCGCATAAATTCTCTTCATCGCATCAATTAGTATAGTCAATCAAGCTAGAGGCACGCCAGCGGCTACCACCATTATTTGTCACGAACATGAACAAGTGGGTCTTACCTGTCGTCAAGGTGGGAGCTGTACCACCAGGCCACTCTACACCACTGAACCACGTAATCGACCCACTGGTGTGAGTCAATTCAAGGGTGAAGGCGTAAGAGCGAGATGCTGGGATGTTGCTAACCGTAAAAGTACTATTGCCGTTAATCGTTTTAGTAAAATAATTACCCGCAGAGCAATCGATATCAAGAGCTGCAACAGCAACAATATTTTGTACGTAATTACCGGATATATCGACTTCAGCAATCGGTGATACATTAAATCCAACCTGGCCTGAAGAATTGATAAAAACCCTTCCAGTGCCGTTGGTAGAAAATGCCAACTGATCAGCACCTGGACTATAAATCCCTGTGTTTGGGTCTGTAGTCCAACTAAATGCAGGGGAGGAAGCGCTCCCTAAACTAACAGATTCAATTTGACCAGCTGAGTCAATTCGGAGTCGCTCAGTACCTGATGTCGTGAAAGAAATCTGGTTGGCACCAGAATTATAAATACCTGTATCTAAATCATTGTCAAACGTAATACTCGGAACGGATTGTGTACCGCTCGGGAAATTAGCGCCGACATTGACATAATCAGCACCAGCAAGAATTACACCGAAGAATGTCTGCCCGCCTGTCGGTGCAGCGCTAAAGACAATATTGCCACCACTTAAACGGAAACCACTGGCGCCACTAGGGTCTGGCTTTTGAATAACGCCGTTAACAGAAATTAAACACTGAGATTCATTCAGCGGCTGGGGGACAGGGGCAACCCCATTAACCAGCAAAGGAAAAGAAGTAGTAACGCCATTAAAACTTCCAGAAATATTATCAATATTCCGGTAGGTTGGAAATGCAACCTGAAGATCGTTACCTAAGTACATCGCCGTTTAAACTTTTCCTTCTTGTATTGTATTCGGACCAGACGTAGAAGGGGCAACAGGCCATTTCACTTTGTCTGGACTATAAGCGCCAAATGTCTGTGGAATATCTCGCAGGATTTGACGATATTTAGACCACTCATGCTGATCTACAGTTGCTCCTGGAGTCATCGTCCAGTCAGTCGCTTTTAAGAGAAAATCGCGCTTCTTTTTTACAATTTCCCAATCTGTATCTGGTTGGGTCAAAATTGTATTCTCAAATGCAAATTGCTGAAGAGAATCAATCTCGGCTTGCAACGCGTTAATTTTGGCTTCAAAGTAGGTGCTTAATTCCTCTAAACGCTGTGTCACCAGCGCAATATCACCTACAACTGTTAAGGACATAATTACGGAGTCTGCTCAAGATAACTGATTGCGATATCAAGGGCAGAGCCCGTATCACTCCGGGCACGCAAAACATCACTCGGCTCCATGATCACTTTGTTTCCAGAGATTAACTCAAGTGAAGAACCTGCTGGAACAGGCGCATTCCGGATCAGATAGACATCATCACCCGTATTTGTAACTAAGTACACATCAACATTTGCACTGGTGCCAGTCTTGTTAGAGACCATTGCACTAAGAACAATAAGCGTAGCTGTGGCCCCAGCGGTCAAGACGTTCGTTGTACTGTTGCTGACGGCATCCGTAACCAAGCTTGACTTGGTGTCGATTTTAAAAGTATTGGCCATATCAGCTCAGGGCAACAATGAGGGCAAGGTTGTCGGAAGAATTGAGAGTTCCAGTCACGGTTAAGCTACCCGAGATGGAAACATTCCCTGGAATGGTGATCGCACCAGATGAATCTATTGTAAGTCTAGCAACACCACCAGTTACTAAGGCGAGTTGATCAGAACCGGGGCTAATGAAACCTGTATTCGGATCGCCCGCGAACTTGAGAGCGCAACTGGTTAAAGATCCCGGAGATAAAGCCGAGTTGATGCCGCTTTCAAGCAAAAGTGGATAACCACCTGCCTGAATTCCGTCATGGACTACACAGGTTTTTTTCGTTAAATCAACAGTTACTTCGCCAACGGCACCAATGAAAGATGCCGTTTCCGCTGATGTACCGCGCCTGAACTGTACTTGTGTGGCCATTTTTTTATCCTAAAGCAACTGCAATCGCAGTCGCAAAGTCTTGTGTAGATATTGTCCCACTCTCATTTGGGACAGTCATGGTTCTAACTGTACCAGTGGAGATGGACGAGCATTCAAAAGCTAATTTCTTAGTGCTATCCGCATTGTCACTGACACGGAATGTAGAATCCGTAAAATCAGACGGGAGGGTAGAACTGTCTAACAAGATCGTACCACTTGCATCTGGCAAAGTGATCGTCCTGTCTTGCGTTGCATTTGCAACTGTCAATAACGTCTCAAACGCATCAACGCCGCTACCCTCAAACGTAATACCGCTTGAATCAAGAATTAAGCTATTTGCAGTGCCTACGCTGCCTACATAAATTGCGTCTGAGGTAAGAGAAAGTAATCCGGTAATGGTCGTAGCTGTACTGCCGAGCGCAACAGATGTACTCCCGATTGTAATACTTGAGTTCTGTAGCTGGCTATTCGGAATGTTGCTGGTGCCGAACTCTCCAGTAGTGTTGTTATAAGTCAGTCCCGATCCAATTGCAACGCTTAAACTTGTAAGCAGAGCGACTGTTCCAGACGCATTGGGCAAACTGATTACCTGATCGGCAGTAGGATCAATTACGCGAAGAGCTGTTTCAAAGTCATCTACAGTTGCGCCTTCAAAAACAATTTGACTCGGTTCAATTGTTATCGAATTGGTCGCTTGACTGCCACCAACATTTAAAAACGAGCTGGTCGTAACCGAAGTCAGCGAAAAGCTTGTAACAGTGCTTCCGAGTGAAACAGAAGTGCTACCAAAAGTAATCGAACTGTTGGCGAGCTGAGCATTTGGAATTGCGTTTGTTCCAAATTCTCCCGTCGTGCTGTTATAAGTTAAACCGGATCCCGTGGCAACGCTAAAATGTGCCCTAACTTCGGAAGCCGAAGGACCGGTATATGTGATTACACCAGTACTGTTGTCATAGCTTAAAGCGCCGTCACCACCGCTATCCGTGACGGAAAGCTGCTGACGAATGTTGGAAGCGGTAACAACGCTATAGGTGAAAACACCTGTGCTGTTGTCGTATGACAAGCTACCGAAACCAGTTCCGCTTACAGCAGCGCTTAAATGTGCTCTAACCTCACTTGCAGAGGGCCCAGTATATGTGATGACGCCGGTTGAGTTGTTATAACTAAGCGAACCATCGCCGCCAGAATCAGTGACAGAAATTGCGGAGCGGCTACGGGCGTCAGTGTAGTAAAGATTAGTACCTTCACCTAAGTCTGTTGTGGTGTTACCAGCAAAATCAAGCTTATCTGTAGGAGTAAGCAGCTCCTGAAATAAGCCATTAACCAGTACTATCGCTTTTCTTGTGGTCATCTCAGCTAAGCAAAATCGGAGGCTCTAATTGAATCGATAATTCACTGGCTGACACAGCCTCACCAACACGAACTACATACTGACCTGCTGTACTCGGTGGTGTAGTAGTGATGGCTCCAGGTGTACCCGCTGATAAAAAGTAATGGTCGCCTGCGTCTAAACCAGACATGGCCTCTACGCCCGTCACAAGTACTTTTACGGTCTCTCCGGCGTTCTTGGACGCGTCAGCAAAACCAGCGACATACGCCTGATCCAGCGTTCCACTTGCTATCGCCCTGCCGACTTGCCCATCAGAAGAGCGCATATACACCGCCTCTCCCTGGGCTACACTTTCAAATGCGATGGCATCGAAACCTACACGAAACGGTACAAATGTAGGAAATCCATCTTTTAGATCAATTAAAGCATCGACCAGGCCCCTGTAGTTTGGCGCATAAGGTGAGCGCGTCATTGTGAAGCCATTCCCCTGCATTAAGTCAACAAGGACAGCCAAAGCACCTTCAATATTTGGCTCGTAACCGGTGCTCATCCGCTTGTTTATCCTAATTTAAATTCTAAGTCGTTAAATCCTTTAGAATAATGAAAAACATAGTTTCAAGTGACCCCAGAATTAATCATTGCTGTAATTTCAAGCAGCATCGGTGCATTCGCGGGCCTGACTAGAGCCTTGTCAAATTTTAATAGAAAGTTAGATCGAAGATTCGAGGCACTTGAGTCTGATCTAGAAAAATTTCAAGATCGAGTCATACACGATTACGTTTTAAAAGAAGATTTTCTGCGCGAAGTCCAGGCAGTTCACAATAAACTTGACCGAATACTCGACCACATTCTTACACAAAGGATTTAAATAGCAAACCAAGCTGCAGTTCCTGAATCGTACATAAATAACCCAGGAACCAACTTGTCGTAATGAAGCTGGCCATCAGTTGGGTTAATTGGTTTGCCATTGCTATTTGATACTACCGCTTTCGGTGTTCGCCAGGTAGTTCCATCAAATAATTTATGAATATAAGTACTGGATGTATCAAGCCATGATTCGCCACGGCTAAATGTAGGATAACCTGTCGCAGGTGTGTTTGGAGCTGTGGAGCCGATAAAAGTTGGCCCCACTTTAATTAAACCTGTGGATGGCGATGCTGTGCTATCTGCAAAGTACAAACCCGGATCCCCAGGGTTGTTATTAAGCGCTAATTCACCCGTACCTAAGCGGATTGGATAAGGTCTGTCATAAAGCAAACTAGACCGACGCGATAAAATCTGAACAGCCATGATTAAGAATTGATGTACAAACCAGCATCCACCACTGTATCCTGTGCTGTGAGTGGATTATACGTTTCACAATCTATTGTACTTGTTTGTGATGGCGGTTCGACAGGATTACCATTGAGGTATGTACCTCCTTGTATTAAGCCAAACTCAAAATCTGGTACATAGTTAACCAAGGGCTCATCCAACATGCCAAATTTGGTGTCCTGAATCAGAGTAGGCTGCAAATTTAAAAGCTTACTCATCATGGATATCATGCGGTTTGAGCTGTTGACTAAAACACCATCACGATTGAGTTCGCCATTTGAATCACGGCGGATATCATCCGTCATCATCATTGTGACAAGCTGTGGATCGTAATTTGCAACTTGCTGCGGCTGATTCCTGGAGCCGGTAATTGATTTACCGCCGACCCACTTCATACCCTGCTCCATCATTGCCAATCTTTCGGCTGCCTGCCTAATTCTTTTATTTTCTTTTTCAAAATTTCGATAAAAAGTGTCTAATTCATCTCCAGTTGGCTTATCATTGGGCTCTAAAAGCCATGAGCCGACAAACTCATGTTCTTTTAAGTTACTAACCGTGCAATACCCACTCGTGGTATCAGCAAAAGGATAAACAACAGTGAATTGGTCGGGATTGGGAACACTTGTTATCGTGTATTGACCTGAAATCGCGTTTCCGCTTGTAAAATCTAGTTGAATTCTCGTATTTGCGGACAAACCGTGATTAGGAGCATCAATTACGATGCTTGGCCCTGTCTGAGTGTATTTAGAAGCGATGGCAATAGGTTCATTACCCTCGTCGTGCAGCAGTCCAAACATTGCTGCATAGATGTGCTTACACCAGCGGAGCTGGTAGTACATTAAATTAGGGTACGAAGTGTCTTTAGTGTCTTTATAGGTAGGAAGTTGATAAAAATTGTTAATTGTCACATAACCAAGGTCTCCAAAAGAGCCTGGTATGTCTCTTTCATTGCTTAAATTCCCGTCACGGTCCTCAACCTGGCCAGGCTTTGTTGACGTGATAGCCGTGACAGGAAAACGCCGA